CCATTCTTTGCCGCAATCGTATCTACATTTAATACACTTGTCATACTATGCTCCAATATCCATTAACAGTAACTGTAGCACTCTGTGTAATAGGACCTGCTGACATACCATTCTCATCACTATCTATTGTAAGGTCATTGCTTATTGTTTGACCATTAAGACGTATGATACTGTTGTTACCTTTGAAAGGATAGCGTGTATCTGATTCAGTTTTGGTGTAGTTACCTTGTATATTAAATACATCATAGACAACCATCTCAAGTACATCATTACCTTGTGCGCCTGTTGTCAATGTTACAGTTGTGCCGTTTGTTGCAGCATAATCTGTAGTAGGCTTTAGTAGTACACCATTCTGATACACATCCATGTACATACCATCTGTGTATACAAGAACATTAGAACTGCTGTCACTACCTGAGAACGCTGTCTGTGCATCAGTAGCTGTATATAGGTAGCGTGTTCTTACACCATTAGTGGGGGATTTTCCTATGTATGGCATCGGTCTACCCTGCTATCTCTGTTAAAGTTATTGTGCTGATAGTGCTATACTGCCCACTTCTTTCGTTTATAGTAAGACTATTGCTACTATCGGTTCTAGTTTGTACTTTGTACGTAGTTGCACTAGTAGTAGAAGGACTATCTAAAAGACACATAGAAACAGTTTCTGACCTAGAAGCATTTACTGTAATCCCAAAAGTACAGGCTGTTCCTTCTCCTGCTGTGCCTGTTGAAAGTGTAGTGCTACCTCTTAATATGTTAAATAAAACAATCGTAGCCGCATCAGTATTATATCCACCTATTCTTACATCAACAAGTATTTTACTTGATGTAGACAAGGGGGTTATAGCCGCAGATAGACCAGTTATATCTACAAAAGAACTGCTTGATGTACTAAAAGAATCTGTCTTTACCGTTTGCACAACTTGCAATACAGCACCTGACGGCATTCCCCCATCAGCTATTTTAGTTAGTGTCATAGCCTACTCCTATGCGTAAGGGCTTGCACCTAATAAACTAGTATCCCATGCGGCTTTAAGTTCTGCAATCGTTGTTGCATTTGTTATTGCACTTGCGGCAGGAGCGTTACGAAAATTTGTTTTCTTTGTAACAGACGCAGTCTTTGCACTTGCATCATCTGCTTCTAATGCTTTCATATATACAACATCTTCTGCTTCAAGTAGAGGCGCACGAACTTCTCTAATCTTATCTTTAAAAATTGTTTTTGCAGTGGCTAAATCTTCTGATATTACATTACCAGAAAGTGTCCATGCCTCACGAAAGTTTCTGTCTGAAGGTTTGGTAACACTAGCGGAATTAGCTTGATTACCGTCCTTATCAACAATATAAGTTGTTACAGCCATTTTAATACTCCTATAGTTTAAGCCGCTTCTTTTTCAACGGTAACTTCTTCGCTGATGCGCCAAGAGTTTCGCCATTCTCTAGTTGCAGGAAGTTGATTCTTCCTACAGATAACCATCTTAGGACGATTACCTTCATCCCAATTCATCCACACATGCTCTGGCACATCTTTCTGAATAAGGTATTCTATTGCCTGTTCTTCAGTCATAGCTTCCATAGGCTCTGTATTATGTAACAGATAACCACGAGTATGCTTCTTGAAGTCTGGTTGTGCTTCATCTTTCTTTAATTCCCAATATACCCACACTGGAGGAAGTATACCACCCTGTAATGCACAAGCCATCCAGTTAGGGTCAGGCACAAGTATCTTTGCACAGCCATCTATGTTATCTTCATAGACTACACGATAGTCTGATTGCACCCCATCTAAACTTTCTTTAGCCCAACATAGTCTGTCAAATAAATGTGTGCCTTTGAATTGTGGTGTATCCATTGTTTATCCTATTGCTGTTATAAATAATTGTGGAACACAAAAAATATCTGTGCCACTTCCATCCCAATGAGATGAAGCGTGTAAATCATATTCAAAATCACTGGTGTATTGTCTAGCTTGCATTTTAATTTCTTTTAAACTTGTCCAACTGCTAAACTTTCCATAATTAGCATTATCAACACCACCAACAGTAAACATCCATTTAAAAGAAACTCTACCTTGAAGGTCTTCTGCTCTGTAAGTTACTCTTGCTGCTTCAACTTCTATACTGTCAACAAGTAATTTATGATGCCCCATAGCATCTGCATCAACACCATATAGATGAAAAACAGACTCATATATTATTCTTTTTGTTCCTTCTGGGGGTTTGTAACTTATAAGACTACCTTTTTGGTCAGTGTGTGTTATACTTAGAACTTGTCTTTCTGTTACGTTTTCAAACGTATATGTGCCACTTAAAGTAGTAATTGAACTTCCATCACACACACCACTAACCATTTCAAGTATTCTACCAGTACCTGTATTATTATTTGACAACAGGAGATTATCTACTTTTAAAGTACTCATGCTAAATCTCCGTGAATAGTACAAAGGGCTAAAACTAAATCTAAAATACCCATTGCGCTTGAAGTGCCAGTGCTAAAACCCCCTTGCCAACTTGTAGCTGATGTACTGTAAACAACGGTGCTACTTGTTGGAAAAAGCCAGTATGCAGTTGTGCTAGTAGCGGCTTGCCTACCAGCATGACCAGCGGCAACGTAATCATCATTAGCAAAATTATTTGTATAATTTGTATTGGTAATACCCTCAGTAACATCTGTTAAACTTGCAATGTTCAAGCTGTCTCTAACCGTGTGACTTGACGCTTGTTCAAAATTACACCAGCCTTTTGCCAACCCCTGTTGCAAAGATGTTTGCGTACTACCATTCTCACCTGTTACTGTAACGGCATTATCAGAAGTCTTGCCTGAGATTTTATCTACTTTAATTTCACTCATGCTAAATCTCCGAATATTGCTGAACAGCCAATTAAATCTGCATCACTACTACTGTCTGCATCATGCCCCTGAAAAACAATGAGACTTGTTGTTGAAACTCCAACATCAAGATTGTTTGTGTTGTTTGCCGCGAGTGTTCCTTCCGTCCAAATATATTGTTTGTTTTGCATTGGGCTGGTTATGTTCCCGTGACTATCTCCAGTTCCTTCATCTGAACCACTTGATATGTTTAATGTCTCAGAAGAAATTGCATTATTTGCTATGTCCATTGTAGTATCACTACGCAAATTCATATTAAACAGAACTTTTGCAGACGCTTGCTTAGTCAACGCAACTGCGCCACCAGCAGAAGTTTGAAGAGTTGTTGCTTTAACAGTTGTTGCTATTAATGTACTCATATTATCACCAACGTACCGCCATCTTCTACTTGAAGAGTGACACTAGAGTTAACTGTAATAGGACCTGTAGCACTTGCGTTTTCTGCACCGCCTACTGTTACATTAGAACCTACTGTTTTATCATTTACACGAAACATACCACCACCTATAAAACTACTTCTGTTAGCAGTTGGTGGTGATACAGTAGCTATGCTAACACCAAGAAAGTTTACAAAGATATTGCCAGTACCAGTTGAAGGTGCTGTGCTAAAAGAAAGACTAGTGCCTGATACACTATACTTATTTGTGTCCTGAATAACACCATCTACAGAAACAAGTATATCTTCATCTGCACCCACTGTGCGAGATAAAGTAAAAGACGTAGTAGAATTATTTCCATTGAACCGTTCTACAACAGGTACGTCTGTAAAGTTTGCTGTGGGTGTACCACCAATGTAAGGCATACTATATATCCTTATGTAATATCAAGATGACTAAGAACAACGTCAGCAGAAGATGCAGTATCAGATGTTACTTTAATAGTATCACCCGGCTCAAGCACAACCTTTTGGTCGCCACCAATAACTACCAACGTACCACCTACAGGAATAGGTGCATCTTTTACAAGAAACACCTTATCTTCTGAACCACTAGTTCTATTTGAAGCATCTAGTTCAACGTCTACTAATATTTGAGATGTTACTCTATTAGCAACACTCAAACCTATTATAGTAGATTCTGTAGATGAACCGCAAGTAAAAACGGTGGCAGTGCCTGTGCCTATTTCTTTATCTGTCTCTGATAAAAAAGCGTTTGCCATTGTTTATACTCCTAATTGTATTATAATTATACCACAAACAGCGTGGTTTGTCAAGCGTTATTTAACCTAATGCAATAGCAAAAGCTAAAGCGGCAGGGTCTGTTTCTGTTACTGTGTAGGTAACTCTTCTATTGGTTGCATCAAAAGCTACACTAGCTGAACCAGCCGCAGCAAACTGTAAGCCTGTACTGTTAGTTGATGTAAACTGCGTAGCGTTACTGGAGTTTTCAATTGGTAGTGATGTAGATGACGATGTAATAAATCCTGCATCATTATTAAAACCAGATAAAGCTATATTACCTTTAGTAAGTTTTTTCTGTGCGTTAGATGAATCAACAACTACAAAGAAGTCACCATCACCATCTGAAGTAGACGTAGCTAAGTCAGACAAATCTACAGCTATAGTTGCTGTGCCTGATGTTGTAATAGGACTTGTACCTGATATACCTATCAATGCACCTGCACCAAATGTAACACTTGTTACTGTACCTGATGTAGTTGTAAAGCCACTATCGTTATTAAAAATACTAAGTGGTATTTCACTAGCGGCTTTACGTCTGTCTGCACCATTGTCTAGTACAATAAACTCATCTGCACCTACCATTGTTTGTGTCATATCTGTAAGCTCAGATAAATCTACAGTCAATGTAACAGCACCTGATGCACCACCACCTGACAGACCTACACCTGCTGTTACTCCAGTAATGTCACCAGTGTTTGTTGTATAACCAAATGATTCAATTCTGTCATTGATTGCGGCACTAGTCATTAAGGTAGTATCATTATCAGCAAATGATTCAGAACTTATTGTTAATGAATCGGCTGCTAACTGACTAACTGTAATACTACCAAGTGTACCACCTAAAGTTAAATTACCGCTTGATGTAACAGTGCCTGAAAGTGTTATACCGTTTACGCTACCAGTAGTACCTACAGATGTAACTGTACCAGCGTTAGTTGTAAAGCCACTGTCGTTATTAAAACCAGAAATAGCTATGTTACCCTTGGTTAACTTTTTCTGATTATTTGAATCGTCAATAACTGCAAAGAAATCCCCATCTCCATCAGAGGTAGATGTTGCTAACTCTGACAAATCAACATCAATAGTAGGAGTAGCACTTTCACCTGAGTTATTTTGTAAGTCTATTAGTATTCCTGCTGTTAAGGTAGCTACATAGTTACCTGTAGTTTTTGTTCCAAGAGCAACAGCGTTGTTAGCAATACCAGCCGCTTCTATCGGAGGTCCTTCACCTGACGTACCATCGTGTGTATGACCAGAACTTGCATTAAAGGCGGCAACAATAGCATCAAACTCTCCATCTAAATCAGAAGCATTAATTACGTTGCCATCTGCAATGTTATTACCCGTATCATTACGAACATAACCTGTACCCATTGTTATCTCCTATCGTTCACAGTATATTCTAATGTAGCAGAATCTACAGAAAATACTGCGTCTGTTCCTGAACCAGTTGTTTCATACAAAATAGATATAGTAAACCCTGAACCAATATTCTGTACTTCGTAAATAGCTTTCTGTTTATTACCAAATGGAGATGTTCCATATATACCTTCACCAAATGTAACTGAAGCCGCAGAATCTGTTGTTAATATAGAATCGGGTTGTACAGAATCAGGCTGGTCATAATCAAATTTTAATGAATACTCTAAATCAAATGTACCATTAACATCTAAGTAAGTAGTTCCTTTATAAACAGTTTTCCTAACTTCTGAATCTCCTAATGGAACAAAGGGTGTAGCAAAACTTGCCGCGATATTTGCACCATCTAACGTATTTCCTTGCTCCATTTGATATACATAACCTGTAGCATTGCCAAAGTATATTGCCTCAAATGCACCAGCAGTGCCAAAGTCATACTCACTATATACTACATAAGCATTAAAACCACGTAGGTCATTCCATTGTATGCCTTCTTGTAATTGTGTACCAGCTATACCTTTTGATGCCGCATCACTATTACTAGCATTATATCCAAATAATCTAAATTGACTTTTCTCTCTAATTACTGTACTAGAAAAACCACCGGGACTAGAAGATGTTAAATCTATTATCTCTGTCTGTATTGGTTTAGATATAACAGCAAGTCCGAAGTCACCAATTTTATCTGTAGCACTAAATAATCTAAGACCATCAGGACCTAAGAAAATAATGTCACCACCTATTTCTTGTATAGTATCTTCTGATACACAACCAAGATTTCTTGACACAGGTTGCAAAGTAAAGTCTGATATGCTACTACCCTGTAAAACATTTATAGTGCTTTGACTAAAAATAACTAACTGTTCACGGAAAACAATTAATCCTGTAATAGGGTCGCCTATGTTTATAGAACCACCACCGTTAGCAACAGTAAAGTCATCATCTTCATAAGGTGCTGAGTAAACTAAAGTGTTACCTACTGCTAAGAAAACATGATTTTTAAAATTAATAATTTGAGTAGCACCAGATGTGTCAGCAGGTAATGAAGACAATTGTGTAAAAGTACTGCCACTTAGTCTAAACGGTTTGCCTGTACCGTCTACTAGCATAAATTTGTCTGTACCATCAAAGTTGTATTTTAAAAAACGTGTCTTCCCAGAACCACCTATGGTAACTCCACTACTACTAAACGTACCATTATCTGTAACTTGTGTCCAACCTGCTGAAAAAGTTAAGTCAGTGTTATCGGCAAATGTTACAGTAGTAGAAAGCACAACTGTTGCTGTATTAGTATCTTGTGCAGATATGCTACTAACTGTTACAGTTCCTGTAATACCTGTTCCTACAACTTGCATACCAGATGCTATAGTACCAGCTTTAGTATCTACAGTTACAGTAGCAGAAGAACTAGTTGCTACATTTACTTTAGCAGTTATAAGAGTGCCAGTAGACCTAAATAAATCATCACCTCGCACTGCATACACATGGTCGCCAAATTTAAATACGCCACGAATAAGACCTGTGTTCGGCACAGTAGCAATATCGTACTTTTCATATCCTTCAACTCTACGATAACCACCAAACACAGAAGGTTCAAAGTTACGTAGAATACGAGCAGACCCCGGTGCTTCTATACCATGTTGATAAGGTGATAAGTTAGTAATCAAACCACCTTTAAAAAGTATTGAATATGTTTGCCAATTATCAGCCATTAAGTAGAAAGCCTCACAAAGCTAGAAGATGTACCACTTGTATTACGAGTTATCATGGAAGAACTAACATAGTATGTTCTATTAATAAGAGTAGAGCGCATATTTTTAATACCCTCTTCAAACTTTTCTTTTGCAACTAAAGCATCTTGTGTATTACCTCTAAACAAATATGCATAGTGCATAGCACCATCTACTATAATATGTTTAAATCTTTCTGGTATTGTAGGTACATCATCGTGTAATTCTAAATCTACAGGCACTCTATAGTATTCATAAATAATAGAGTACGCCTTATCAGGCTCTGGTGTCACAATGTATTCTAGTGCAGGACCATGAGCAACCAAACGTGGAACACCCTGCCTTGCTGTAGAATTATATTCTTGTTCTACGTAACTTTCTAAATACTCTTCATATGTTATTATGCCTAATTTTTCAGTAGCATTTCCTAATGTAGTATTTTCTTTAATTCTAAAAGTATTAAAGTTAACTAGCTTAGTATCATATGGAAAAGGATATCTACTAACATCAGCAGATAATGTATCTTCTTGCTCTACATGATTAAAAGGCCAATTGTATTCGTGTTGGTTAATATCTCTTATTGAAGCATTGACTGCATCTTGTGCGTGAGCATAGAAACCTTTTACCGTAGCAAAGTTGGACGTAGTAAGAACAACTTCATTAACTCTTTTGTTTACTTCATTAACAAGACCAAGAAAATCGTAAGCCATTATTTCTCTCTTATAACTAGTTTAATTGTTCTTTCAGCAACCTTAGATGCATTGTCTGTAATCTTACAAGTAAATGTATACTCTCTATTTAAAACACCACCACCTATATTTATTGTAGCAACTGTGTTTGTGTTAGACTGACCTACATTTTGAATGCTATCTGTGACTGCACTACTTGACGCTGTAGTTAATGTTTGTCCAGCACCTAAAGTAGTTTTACCTATTTCGGATGTTTGTACAGACCACACAACAGATGCTATTGTATTGCTACCTAAAAACCTAGACCAGTCTACACTGTAGTCTAATGTTTCATCAGGGTCTTTAACAGGCCAACGAAATGACATCTATATCTCCTATGCGGCTCTTACTCGTCTTTCAGCAGAAGTAGAATAAGGCTGAATATATACTTTTCTATTTTCTTGAGGAACAAATATTGTTCTTCTATTTAAACCAACTTTTTCTACGGATACTGTTCTGTTTTCATTCGGTACGTATATACGTCTTTCTTTAGACTGTTCTGTAAATCCTTCTACATAAACAATACGTTTTCGTCCATATAAATCTTTAACTGTATCAAAGTCAAAGATAACTCCAGTAGAAGTTATAGAACCTAACGCTGATGTACCCAGTATACTTGTTAGTAGTTTTTTAACATTTATACTAATAGTGCCAATAGAAGAAGTAGCCGATACACTTTCTATGTTTTCACTAGCACCAACTAGTATACTACCAGCAGTTCCAGTAGCTTCAACTCCATCTAAACCAGCCGTAGGATTTAATTGTAATGCCCCTGCTGATGATGTTCCAACAACACCCGTAGGAACTTTCTTTATGTTAACACTGACAGCAGTTAGACCAGAAGTACCTAGTATACCAGTAGGTGTGACACTAACACCAGCACCTAAACTACCTGCTGTACCAGTTGCTACAACGGCTGTTAGTACATCACTAACATCAATTTCAAATTGCCCCGTAGCTAAAGACGAAACTGCGCCTGTCGCACTTACTCCTGTTAAACCTACAACAGAAGATGGTATAATTTGTTGGACAGCACCTGTAGCACTTACACCTGTTGGAATAACTTCACTAACATCAATTTCAAACTGACCAACAGATAAACCCGATATTGCACCAGTTGCACTTACACCTGTTAATCCTGCGGCAGTTGCAGTTGTTACTGAACCTACTGCTGACGTAGCACTTGTACCTACTATATCTTCTTGTATATTTACTTGAAGAGCAGGACTATTTGTTGTGCCTACAATACCTGTAGGACCTACTGTATTAGCAACTGTAAATGTACCAATACCACCTGTGGCACTTACACCAGTAATATCTTCAGTTACCTGCGGTTCTATTGAACCTAATGCGGAAGTACTAGCTACTCCTGATATTGTTACTACTCTACTAATAACAACAGAGTTTATAGAACCAGTAGCACTTACACCAGTAATGTCTTCTTGTATGTTTACTTGTACAGTTCCAACACCTGTTCCTGCACTAGAAGCTGGAGCAGAACTTACATCAAGATAAGCGAAAAACGGACCACAACCAGAACCTGATTGTGCGCTAAAGAAACTTAATGTACCATTATTAATTGTAACAGATGGTGAACGTAACCAAAAATCGTTATCAAGTCCTCCGTTAGATGTACTTGTACCAGTTACTTCAGCATATAAATAAAAACTACCAGTGTTACCTGATGTTAAACCCGTACTGCCTGAAGGAGTACCACCAGAATCTCTGACCCATCTTCCTCTAAGACTTGTACTAGTTCCAATATTTTGGAATGTAACATTGTCTAATTCTGATTGTATATTATCTAAATTACCAGATGTTACTTTACTATTGTCTGGTACATTATTAGTTTGAAAACTTTGACTAGATGAAAAATCAGTAAACGTATTTCCACCAATATTAAAGTCATCTAGTTGTACGTCACCTCTAAAATCAGAGGTTGATTGATATAAAATAACTAGTCTTGCTGTTGCTCCTATGTAAGCACTAATGTCAGCAGTTCGTTCTGTATAAAAATCTTCGTCAGCTGCGGCAACTGAAATAAGTCTTGATGTTACACCTGTGCTAATTTCACTAGCAATAGCAGTAGATACACCAGTTAATGTCACACTATCAGATACACTAGGAACTATTGTTCCTAAACTAGAAGTAGCACTAACCGAAGTTAGTACTTCACTAATGTCTACTTCTAAACCACCTATGCTAGGTGCTTGTATTGCGCCTGTCGCACTAACGCCTGTTATTGATACGTTAGGAGATACAATTCCATATCTTGCAGAACCATATTTTCCTGTACCAAAAAGAGCATCGTTAATGTCATAGAACGACATGCGCTACCTCTTTAAGCGATACGAATAATAGCGTTAGATGCGTCAGCAGCAGGAAATTCTATTGTTAAGTCACCAGCAGTAGCACTCACTGTTCCACCAAAGTCAATTACAGCAATTGCTTTATTTGATGCCGATGAGTTATATAAGATACAACCAGAAGCAGAAACTGTTACGTTAGAAAATACTTCATTAGCAAAGTCTACAATAGCTGTAGTGCCAGACAAAGCTATAGATGCACTATCAAGGTTATTACCCCCTGCACTATAGTTTGTACCTGATGCCTCATCAGAGTTTCCAGTAACATCTGAGTAATTAGTTGTAGCGTTATTGTAAGTACCTGAAGGTGATGCTTTTATAAGAGCAAGTTTTATTGTATGTGTATCCATATCGTGAACAGCACCTAACAATTCTTGCTTAAAACTTTTACACATTGCAGTCGTAATAGACATTTAATTCTCCATAATGTAAGATAAAAAGGGGCAAGTTGCCCTGCCCCCTTATGTTAGTTAAGCAAGTGCGTCACGGTCTACTTCATTAGCAGTCATGTCACTACCTTGGTCAGTACAATCCATCAACACTGCCCAGACCCTGATTTTACCAGTAGTCAAAGCTGTGCCTGATTGTGTAGCTAGAGTAACATCAATGTTGTCATCTGCCACACACATAATGGGTTGATAAGCGGCAGGGTTCTGTGCAACAGTACCTGCGGCTGTACCAGATGCGTTATCGTAACCGTCTACAAAACAGTCAGCATCAACACCTGTACCTACATCGATTGTAGATGTTCCGCCTGAAGTAGCAGTAACAGTCTCAACACCTACGTTCAAAATCATTGTGCCTTTTTTGACAGCAATAACTGGAATTACATCAGAGGCAGCAAGGGCAGAACCCTTATCTGAAAGTGCTGTAGCATAATTTAATTCCATTTGAACAAAGTAAGGATTGCGACCACGTTGCGAATTGCCACGTGCTACTTGGAGAGTATTATCACCTAAAGCCATTTTTTAATCCCCCCCTATGCCAAGTGATATTTGGCGTTAACAAGAGCTTCAGGACGAAGTATCTTGCGACCATATAAATGCATACCACGAACAATGTCAGCAAAGCTGTCAGGGTCACGATAAGTTTCGGTCTTGTTAATCTGCTCCGCAGTAGCAACAGCAGAATCATGTCCTGCAACAATCATACCAAAGTTGGTAGTAGAGTTCGTACCAGTAAAGGACGGACCTGTTCCAACAGAAGGAAGATTATTAGAGGTGTACACAGTAAAGCCATGAATCTGTGTACTGACCTGACCGTTCTGAAGACCAGAACCACCGAAGTCAGCATTGAATAAACGAGAATCTTCGTCTTTCAATAGTTCCATGAATACTGGGTCAACAACCAACCAACGCCCAGTAGAATCAACATTTTGCTGGTCTAGCAAACGTGACATACGAGCGATAACTGTCAATGGGAATGTATCCCCAGCGGCAGGTGTTGAATCAGTAGCACCACCAGTACGAGGTTGAAGTGCAAGTGCAGCTCCACCAGAACCACCAAAGTCATCTTCATCAAGTTTCATTGACGATAATAACTCATCTGTACCAGCAGTTGACACGGCTACAGAACCATTAACAGTAGAGTTTACTGTATCTGGTGTACCATGAATAGCAGACTGTTTAAAGCCAGTTAAGTAACCAAGTACGTCTTGGTCAAACTGGTCAGCCAAACGGTATGCCGCACGGTCAGATGCTAGTTGTTGGAAGTTCACATGTGAGTGTGCTTCTTCAATATCATCAACCTTAAATGCAAAGTAGTTAGCTTTGTCAATTGTTAGGCTGAAGTCTTCATCGTCAAGGTCTTGTGGTGTAATAGTTGTGCCACGTGCGTAGGCCTTAACAGTAATTTCGGGTTCTTTGATAATCTTAACGGAATCACCCATGTTAGCAATCTCACCAAAGTAATCAGAATTGGTGATAGCTTCACAAACAGCAGACTTGCGGAAAGCAAGTTGCACCTGTTTGCTATAAATAACAGGACTGAAATTGCCGTTAGGAAGATTACCGTACCCGGCAGCAGTAGAAAATGCCATGATATTCTCCTATGTTATAAGCATTATTTACAGATACAAACTTACAAGACTATAGAGGCTAATATTTTTAGGTGTGACTGTACGGGTCAGGCTAAATCTACTAGGTAATCCGAAGACATTGTTCGTTTGCGAATAGTGTGTGTACACAAATAGCTAGTCCGTGTACACGTGTTGACTATAGTTATACTGATAAAGTATTACTTGTCAACAGTTTTTTATCTAGCAGAACCAGATAAATCATATATGAATTTGCCAGAACGAATAGCTTCCATGATTTCGTCTGACTGTTTCTCATATTCTTGTGGTGACATCTTTTGGACATCAGATTCTTTTATGTGGGAAGAAGCGTCACTATCTTGTGGTTTAGTTCTCGCATTCTTCGTACTAACCGCTTCAGCAGCACCTTTAGCATTCTTGCTTGGTTTTGCCTTGCTAATATTTCTATCTGACTTGTATAAGTCAATTGCTCGTGCGGCAGACCTTGCATCATTGTCGTTATCATATAGAGCCTCTTGAATCCATTTAGGTTGTTCTTCAGCCCACTCGTGAAAGTCATCACTGTCTCTGATATCTCCAAAGTCAGGATGCAATCTCATTAGCTCTACCTCTGCTTTTTCTTTTGTAGCAGAAGTTTGCATCTCATCAATTGCTTTTATTCTTTCTTCTAAATCACTAGATTGTTCTCTAGCTTTCTTCATAGCAATTGTTTCTACTATTGCAGCTACATCAGGATATTCTGCCGCCCATGCTTCAATGTCCTCATCAGACTTGGGTAACTGCATTTCTTTTTTAGTGGCTTCAGATAACTGACGTTTTACATTTTCTAATTCTGTTTTAAATTCTTCAGCTTGTTTTTGCTGATGCCTACGTAAATCAGAATATCTTTTCTTAAAAGTTTTTTCTTCTGCGTTAGTAGGTTCTGCTTCTTCAGGTTCAGCAGTTTCTGCTTCACCCTTTTGTTCTTTCATTAATTGCTCTAACTCTTCCTCATCACGTTTAATACGTTCTTCTTGTGAATAAGGTTTAGATACAAATGCTGTTTTCTTTTGGGGCTGCATTTCTTCAGCCATGATTGCTTCAGACATATAATGTCTCCTATGCTGGGGCTAACCGTAGCCACGTTGGGGTGGGGAGTTAGGTAGCCAGTTAATGTGGATTAATTATCTTGAGGCTAATCCACCTTGCCTCATCTTCTTAGGTTTAGGTTTAGGCTTTGATGCTAAACCACCTTCTTTAAAACCACCAAAAGTTCTTCTTTTACCACCTTGAGCAATATCTTTTGCTTTTTCTTTTAATGCTGGTGCTTTATATCTTTCTTTTGTTGCTGTTTCTCTATCTTTTCTATCTTCCTTTTTTTGTTTTTCAATAGCTCGTGCTTCAGCTACTTGTTTATTAAATGCATCCATTGCAGCTTGTTGTTTTGGTGTTCTTGTTGGTGGTGCATCTGCTTCTTCTTTTTCTTTTCTAATAGAATCTAGTATCATATCAGCAGACACAGAACCTGTTTCAGTTGATACTGTATCACCTTTTCTTCTAGGTGAATCATCTTTAATTGATTTTTCAATTGCTATTTTAATAAATCTTTCGTTAACTCCACCCGGTTTTAATTTTAAAGGTGGCGCACTAGAAGGGTTTATTGCGTATTTAGCACTATCAAGACCGAAGAATTTTTGCATACCTGTTGATGGGTCTAAATATTCTCCATTATCTCCTATAAGATAACCCCCAGTTGATACCATTCCCGGCTTTAAACCTCCTGTTAAATCAGCAAAAGTAGGAGCAAAATTAGTTGCACTATAATCTTTTCCAAACAATTCATCTATCATAGCTTTTCTAGCATTGGCTTCTTTTGCTTTTCTTATTGATTCATCTGCTGAACGGTCATCATCATCATCTTTACGTACTTGCGCTTGACCAACAGTAGGTGTTACAGATGTTGCTTGTACATCAGGTGCAGTATATTCACTAGCCAACACAAAACCATCTGGTATTGGTGTTACACCGGGAATAAAATTAATTGTTCTTTTTTCACCCGTAGTTGGATTAATTATATCTACAAGTCTTGCAGCTAATTCAGGAGTTGACATTACATCTTTGTATGCAAGTTCACTATAATCTGGAGCAATAGGTGGTGCTTGTTGTGTAGGTGGTGTGTATGTAGGTGCTATTGGAACAGTAGACGCTGTAGGTGTTGGAGCAGGAGTAGGTACAGTAGGTGCTTCAGGTGCTTGCACAAACGAAGTAGCAGGTACTTGTGAAGGAACAGTGCTTACACCAGCAACTCCACCTGTGTTCATTTCTACTGGGTCATCATCCATGTCAAGGTCAGATAATTCAAATGGTAAATTATCTGGCATAACAGCTTCTTCACTATTACCCATTTGCCCCATGTCATCCATCGTTTGCAAACCCATCTTAGCTTGCTGTCTCATCTGCATAAGTTTTTCAAGACCAATGTATCGCACTACGTCAGCAGGAAATACAAACTCACCTTCACTTAACTGTGCAGGTATATCATCACGTACTTCTTCTTGTGTTGAACCGGGTGGAACATCATTACCTGATATAGGGTCTATTGTATTACCTTCATCCATAAGACCGCCATCGTCAAACATACTCATTTGTTCTTTCATTGGTACTGCTCCACCTTCACTAAAAATTCTTAATTTACCTTCTGTTGTTCTTGCAGCAGGTTTAAACATTTGTTTTAATTCAGATACTTTAGGTTTTGTAACATTTTTTGCAAGAACTAATGGACCTACTTGTATCACTTCATCTGCTCGTGTTATAGGTGTTCCTGTAGCTTTGTCATAAAAATAACTACCTCTATAAGGATTCATACCTACTTGTGTCCAACTTGAATCTTTGTCGGCTAATATTTTCTTAGCAAACATTTGTAACTCATAGGGGTCTTCAGGAACGTAGTCACCAAATACACGGGCTATTGTCGCCTTACCCATAGGTTTTTCTTCACCTGTAGTTTTTGCTACTCGTTTGCCTTTTGCTATATCTAATGCAACTTTTGGGTCTGAGCCAAACTCAATATTCTTCAATCTTATAGCTTGTCCATAACCTACTACTGAACCATTTCTACTTTTTCCATCGTGTATTGAAACAACCCACTTATCATACTCATTATAAGCTGGTATATCTAGTCTAGCACCCACACGCTGACCCGGCTCTAAATCAAAACCCCGTACACCTAAAATACCCTTTTCAGACTTTTTACCCATAGAACCAACAACATCCGTTACAGTAGGCATTTCTGGCATTGTTTCGGATGTATATAACTTTGGTTCTGGAAATGCATCCTTAATTTGTTTACGTGCTTCTTTAGATTTAATTTTATTTTGAAACAAATCTTCTGCAGCTTGTTGCGCTTCTGGTATATTTTTTTGTCTCTGAGATTCTGGAAGTTTATTTAAACTTCTCCACTCATCAATTTTTTTAGGGTCTGCTATTAATTTTTCTGCTTCTTCTACATCAGCTTTGCGAAACTTTTTAGTGGCTACACGTAACCCTTTACCTGCTACATCACCTACTATAGGAAGCAAACCTAATGCACCTGCTGCAGTTTCTATACCAGCACCAACATAGTCTTTTTCATCCATAGCATCTGATACACGTTTTACTGCCATAGCTTCCCCAACTCCGGGAATAAACTCTGCACCAAACTTTGCTACATCTTTTAATTTATCTAATGTTGTTTTATCTGTATCTTGTTTAACTGCTGGGTCTTGTATTGTATCCATCTGTTCAGATAAAGATAAACCACCTTCATTAAACTTTTTATCTTCATACATTTTTCTAAGAACACTGAAGTCTCTAGCTTCAGATAACTCATTTGGCAAATCTAATACTTCAGATTTTTGATTTCGTATTTCTTTTAATTTTTTTTCTTCATCTGTATCTGGACTAATAAAATCTTTTATTCTATCTAAAATACCACGACTTTCTTCAGGCTCTACTAGTTCTCCTGTATCTCTTATAGGTCCTTCTTGGTCTAAGTATTGTTCATCACCTGTCATAGGAAATGCAGATTCAGTTTGCTGTCCTATTCCTTTTTCTTCTAAATCAGATACAGGAAGTTCTTCCCCTGTTGGTTTAATAACAACTTTATCTTCAAAACCTAATACTTTTTCAGCACCGGGTACACTTCTACTATGTAATGACATAACAGTAAAAGGTTTTACTATATCCTTACCATCGTCTAACTTATAAGTAAACTTTGCACTCTTTTGAGCATTGTCTTGATTTACAGCATCTACACTAGTTATTAGTGGAATACCAAGGTCTGAAGCAACTAAATTATAAAACTTTGCTCTTCTTAATGCTATACCTTTTACGGGTCTTTGCTTTCCATCTTTAGGGTCACTTGCACTTAATGCATCCAATGTTTCATTTATTGCACCTGCATAGTTTTTTGTTTTTAAATTAGCTAAATAATTTTTTGCTTTTACGTTTAAACTACCAAAGTTAAATTGCATATCTAATGCATTGTATTTCATAGACAGTGGCAACTCATCCCAATTTACACCTATTCTTTTTAATTCTTGAATATTTTTTTCGGCTACTGCTTTTGCTAATCCTCTGGGATTGTTGGGATAATCAGCAGGGTCTATTCCTAAAGTATTTACAATTCCTAATTCTCTAGTAAAAATATCTGTGGTGGTGTCGCCACCTTCTTTACCTTCTATATCTCCTAGTATATTTACATAGGATTCAAGAAATTCATTATCATCCATTAACTTCATCTCTCAACATTTTAAGTTTACGCAATACAGCTATTGCACCCTGTTGTCTATGTATTAATACTGCATCGTCTGTTTGTTCTAAAAGTTTTCGATGTTGTTCAATAGTTAACTCTATATAACTACTGAATGCCTCCCATTGCTTCGGGTGGTTGACCAGCGTTTTGAGATTGCTGAGTATCTGCTTGCGGTTGTTGTCCATTTGCACTAAATCCTTGTTCGCCCGGAACTGGTACTTGCCCTGTTCCTATGTTACCCCCACCTGCACCTGTTGGGTCTAGCGGATTAGCTTGAGCCTCTGGTGTTTGTGGCTGTTCTTGTTGGAAGCCTTTCATCAGTTCTGCCTGAATAGCGGCTTCATCCATATTGTTAGTAACTTTGTCGGGGTCTAATTCCATAGACTTTGCAATCTCACGGATAATATATTGGAACTTAGCAAACGGTGCAAGTGATGGATTACTTGCTACCTGTAAGAACTGCATCAATCTTTGACTACGTACTTCATTAGCCATAAGACTTTCAGTACCTCTTGCTCTTACTTCTAAGTCACCTTTTATTTGTGGGTCATAGTCAAACTGCATATTAAATCTAAACAGTCCTTCTCCTATAGGACGTAATAGATAGTCATCTACATTCTTTATGACAGTTTTTGTACCACCAGCCGCGGCATTCATTAACATAGATATACCACTAGCAGTTCTACCTACTCCTGATACACCTGTCTGTCCATGTGCAAAAGATGGGAAGCCTGTGCTTTCATCTGCAAGTACACGAGCCTTGTCAAACAGCATCATGTTCTCACTGGATACATTCGGGAACTTTGTACCAAAGATAGCCTGACCGGGTGCGCCACCTTGTCTTCGGAACACCTTGCCGGGGTATAATGATAAGTCTTGACCCGGCACTAGGTTTGTCTCATCTACTTCTACAATCAGATTGCCTGATAACACAGCATTGTCAACAGCCATACGCATAAAGCCATTCATTAGTGTCTGTGTATCATCCATGTTCTCAGCAATACCTACACCAAAGAATGAATAAGGATTTAATTCATATGGTGCGGCATGATATGGTATCTTAGATGGTTTAAATGGGTTAAGCACCATACGCAGTAACTTGCCATTACAAATCCACACGTTTGCTTGTAACTCATCTAACTCCGTTAGTTCTTTAGGTATCTCAACACCTGCCTCTTCCATAGCATCTGTATCAACCATACCCCAGTATTCTAATACATCAAATCTTTCTACACCGTGTTCTGGTGCATAGTCAGCTAAGTCATCTTCCCAGTATTCTTTAGTATAGTTTTCACCTAACTGTATTACTTCATCAATTACATTTGACCTGAACATGGGTCTTTTTTTGAGATTCCGTAATTGCGACCTTGACATCTTGTGTCGTTCAATAACATACTGCGCTTCATCCATATTATTGGCATCAGGGTCAGGATAGAAATTCCAAACAGAAACGTGGGAAACTTGTGGCATTGTTTTGAAAACTGGGTCATACTCACCATCCTCTCCCCAATTAGGATATTCTTTATCTACAGCAAACGGACCTTTCATTACACCAGTACCAAATAGAGACATTTCAAATGCAGAGTTACGAAGATGTTTACTTGCACCTGATTCTTCTAGCTGGTCATGGATTTTCTTCTCCATCATCTTTGCAGCCACCATAGCAGGGCTAAAGGTCACTGAGGTAGGTGTCTTACCCACACCCTCTTTAAGACCGTCTATACCCTCTAATTTCCCCGTTAAAGCACCAAGCATATCTTGAAGAGACTTTTCTGTAGCACCTGCTGGTAGGTCTTTACCATCACCTGCAAATCCGTATGGGCTACTTAATGAAGTATCACCACGCAACTGCTCTGGTTCTTGGGGGTCAAAGTGTACGTCTGCGACAACTCCTTCTGGTAATTCAGTAGGGTCAACAGATAGAGGAAACCTATTATTAGCAAAAAGTACATCAACAATTTGCCCATAGGCCGCAAGAGTTTTTGTTTTGGTAACTTTAATAAAGACACGTGACTTCTCCGATTCGGTAAAAGCTACGTCAGGTCCGTATAATCCACGATAATTACGATATGCTTTTAGCCATCTTTGTTCATCTTGGTATCTATAGTCTTCTGCTCTTTTAAATCTTTCTCTAATAAAAGGAATAATGGAAGAAACATCTACATCTTCAGCATTGCTATCCTCTACATCTTCTAATGAGATAGCGTCATCTTCAATCATTACATTTTCATCTTCTGCCATTTTAATATCCTTAATATCCAAATGTTGAATCTGCTATTGGCATACCACCACCCGGTCTTCCATGTGGGTCATAGTCAAATATACTAAACCTTGGTCGTGACATTATACCATACCTCATCGCATCATACAAGTGGTCTTCTGCTTTCGTGTCAATATCCTCTGGATTTTTTTTATCCAGTGGCAATGATGGCAATTGTGAGATAATGTCTGTGCAACTACTAAAAAACACAAGTTTAGGTTCTTCCGTAAATTCATCTACCTGTAGTCGTCTGTGAATTTCATTCTTGCCAGAAACGCGACTACCTCTGCTTCTGTCTGAAGGTCGCCACCTGCAACCCTTCTGTATCATTTGCTCTGCAAGGCTAGGACCAGTATCGCCACGCTTATGCCAAAGAGAACTATCAAGCACACCATACTTAATATTGCCATCTTCTGCCTCTAAGTTTAGTATCATGTCAGCTAAGTCAGTAGCTAAGACTTTTGACACATACAGTTCCCTGTACACAATAAGTTGCTCAGACGGTGCGACAGCAAACCATACAACACCACTGTAAGAGCCATACCCATAATCACATGCTCTGAACTTAACCCAATTGCTAGGAATATTAAAAGGTTCAACAACATGAATATCACGGTTAAACTCTGTGAACGCTGCACCTTCTTTAATATCCCAGTCACCGTCCAAGAGTTGTCTTCTTTGTTGCTCTGGGAGCGACAGGAGCATGGCTTCGTAGTCACCAGCATCTGCGAGATAGGGGTTATCAGATAGCCTAGCAGGTATAAACCGCCTTTTGAAAAGAGACTTCCCAGCTTTGCTATGCCCTGCTGGATACTTGAGAACTTCACCTGTTTCAATATCTGTCGCATCAAATGCCTTTCCATAAGATGATGGGTCAATAAACATCTTCTTAACCCAAGCGTGACCTCTTCCACCCGGGTTTGTTGTTGCCCTCATAAAGATAGGCAAATCTGGTGCAGTAGACCTAAGACGAGAACGCATGTAATTCCATGCATAAGGTGACTGCCACTGTGTTAACTCGTCAAAGCCTATCCAGCTAAACGCTAGACCCTGATAGCGAAGAACGTCATCATCTCTATCAAGATAAGACATCCACAGTCTCGCACCAGAAGGGGCAGTCCACTGCATCTTTCTTTCCGACCATTTAATGCCCGGCCATATTTGTGGGTACAACTCTTGTGACTTAAAAATAAGTTCACGAAGTTCTTCTGTTGTATGTCGTAACAGCAATCCACTAAATGCTGGATGCCCCATATAACGTAGTGGGTCTGCTAACATGGCATA